TGGTACCAGCCATTCCACGACATCACATCCAGTTCGTCACAGGTTCGGCTTTATACCCGTTGATTGCCGCTTGTTCCACCGTTTGCCTCTGACGCTCACGGATAGTCGGGCCATGAAAGTCCTCTTGGCCATAAGTGAAACCCAAACGTATTGTCTTGACATGGCACTTAAAACAAACCTCTCCCCGCTTAGGTAATTCCTCGGCCTGAAAAGGCCGAGAACAATGCATACAGGTAAAATCTTCCATCAATACACCCCTCTTTCGTTACTCTGCGGTGTTATAAGACCCAATTGGCACCCGTTTAGGCTTTTCCTCACGGATAATGAACCTTTCCCACCACTCCATCGAGTTTTTCTTGGGTGGCAAATTGTGCCTGTACTCAGGCAACCACACATGCTTTAGCATCTGGTTGGCAATCGCCAACGACATCACCCTGTCATCATGGGGAGACCCATGCATCTTGCCGTTCTGGTCACGCACAAAGGTCCTAAGTTCCCCAATCGTGTTCTCACAAAACAAAGCCAACGATTCGTCCCTCAGGGACGCATTCAATTCGTCAATGGCCAGCGGCTTGGACACGCTGGTGGTTCTCCAACCCATACTGGAACTGGCCTCTGGGGCGACATGGTTCATTTTTCTTTGACGATAAATGTTTTTATACCCCACACGCTGAAGCGCCTTCAGGGTCGTCAAACCGTGGTTGTTGGACTCCACGCCAATCAGGGCGTGGTTAAAGAAATACCCAATCGCATTGAGAACCTCTTCACCGAACAGGTCTGGGTCAACATGACCGTGCCAATGAGCCACAATCATGCCTGTGTCCGCAGAAATCACATGAGCCGAACTGTAGTCACCATGCCCCAAACCTTCAGCAACGTCAGCCCCCACCACATACGCTTCACCAATCTCCGGAAAATCCCAAACAGCAAACTCTCCGCCATCCTCCACAAATGTAAAAGACTGGCGACCAACCCCATTGGTCAAATAACCACGCTCAGGTTCAATTGTCCCAATCGCTCTAAGAACATCCAAATCAAACACGGGGCGACCAGACCGAACAAACGCCTCATCAGGATTTGACGGATACTCCTGCGCCAACTGCCAATCCGCAAGGTCACGCTTCTTCGTCTCATACCACTCCTCGTCACGCTCACCAGCAGACCAAGGAAAAAACACACCCTTGAACCTGTTGTTCCCCGTTTGAGAACCAACCCACAGGGAATGGAAAATGTTGCCCTCACCATTAGCCGTACTCAGGCAGATGACACGACCACCCACATCGGCAATTGGTTCGATAGATGCCCACGCCTCATCAGCGTTCGGCAAAAACGCCATTTCGTCAATAACCACACGGTACACCGATTCACCACGAGCAGGGTCATTGCCGCTAGGCAACGACTCAATGGCCGAATCATTGGCAAATACCATCTTCAACTGATGGTCGGACAGCAACTCTGGTCCCCGCTGGCGAAGCCAGACGGGCATCATCTTGTAACCGTACTTGGTTTTCTGCAGCAACTTTGCTGCTTCTCGCTCTGTGCGTGAAAGCATAACCGTAAACCTGTCACCCCAAAAGAATGATTCCCAGAACACGAATGCGGCAGCCAGAGTGGAGAATCCAATCTGGCGTGCCTTCAACACAATGCTGTATCGTTCTTCAATCCAAACACGAGCGGTTTCTTCCTGCGCTTCACGTAGCACAAACTTGATTCGTCCACGTTCGGGATGGCGAATTGTCCAGTAAGTCGAACAGAAGTAGGAAAAGGCGTGCACAAGGTCGTCTGTGCTTGCGTCCTCTCCGCCTCTACATTTGCGCCATTCCCGCTCATTGAGCAGGTCTGAAAGTTCCATTACTTCTTCTTAGCAACAGCCTTCTTTGCAGGCTTGCGGACACGACCGAAACGCTTGTCGGACGGGTCAAGCCAAGTGTAAATAACAGGCAACAGTGCTGCCAAACCAGCGGCAACCAACGCCTTCGGGTCACGCTCACCGCTAATAGCCAATGCAACTACGCCTGCGCCAAACACCTTGGCCCACGACTTCAACATTTGAATCTGCTCAGGCTTCAACTGTTATTTCCTTCCAACTCAAAGTTTCTTCATCCCAATAATGCGGACCTTCTGGCATCGGCACTGGTGCCTGCCAATCATGGTTCCCGTCCAAAGTCCATGACGGAAAAGGTTGCGGTGCGACGAACACATCGGCACCAGCATCGTATGTAAAACCGATACCAGCGTACTGTTTGCGGATGTTGTGGTTGTACGAGGTTTGCACCCAGCGTCCACCCAACAAACCTTCACAGAAGGCTTGACCTACTGCTTCCGATTCGTTGCCGTCTGCGTCCTTACAGTCGTCGTTACCAACGACGATGACCCTTAGGACTGTGTTAGTGTTGTCTAGTTCAGCGAAATGTGCCATAAGTTTTTTCCTACGAAATCTGGTATCTGATAATAACAATGCCAGAGCCACCAGCGTTGCTGTACGGAGGGTCATTTAGAGAAGCACCGCCACCACCACCAGTGTTTGCAGTTCCAGCAGTATTATAGTTTCCACCCCCACCGACTCCACCTGAAGTTCCGCTTACGCCAGTTGCGTAACCACAGCCAGAACCTCCACCACCGAAGTTTTCTGTGCTTCCACGAATTGTTGTTGAACGTCCGGCACCACCATTGTTGTTTGCGAGTGTTCCTGCAACTCCCGTTCCTCCGCCGCCAAATCCTCCATCGTAACCCTGTCGGGGCGGTCCAGCGATACCAGTACCAATTGCGTAGTTATACTGCCTTCCTCCTCCGCAACCACCATTGTTAGAGTTGCCGTTGGTAACAGAAGAACCACCACCAGTAACAGTTGCAACATCTTGTATTGACGTATTGCTTCCATTTCCAACATTTCCTCCAGCACCGACAGTTACTGTGTAACTCCTAGCCGTATGGATAAATTCGGGAGCCTGACTTTCCCCACTTTGTATTTGACCGCCAGCGCCTCCACCACCTGAGTAGCGCTGACCACCACCGCCACCAGCCTGAACAAGATAATCAATAGTTGTTTCTGTTCCTACTTCGGTTACGGTAAATGTTCCACTACCCGTAAAGGTGTGAATTTTATAAGTTGCTCCACCAATGACCTGAGTTGTTTCTGTTCCACCAGTGGCAACGGTTGGTTTCCATCTGTTGCCAGTTATTTCAGACACATACCGTGATACCCGTGTGCGACCACCTCTAGACATTTTGTTGCACCTCCATCCAATTAAGCAAATTTTCATCCCAATAATAATTTTTTTCATCTACTGGGTATGGCAACGGTGAATCCCATTTGCCATTGTTTCTAATCCAAGATGGGAAAGGCTGTGGTGGATAAAAATAACCTTCAACATAATCACCACCAATAAAAGCAGGATTATGCTCAGAATAAACAATCATGTTATTTTCAAGTTTGAAAGAATCATCAACAACAATAATGTTTTCAACAATACTGTTATTTAAAATTGCAACATTGCGAATCATGCTACATACCTTACAATAACAATTCCCGCTTTGCCTGCGCCGCCAGTTCCACCTGCGCCACCGCTGTAGCCGCCACCGCCGCCACCAGAACCAAACGATGTTGCCGCACTTGCTGTGGCGCTTGAGTTGCTGGCGTTACCGCCACCACCAGTACCGCCGGTACCAGCAGCGTTAATTTCGTTTCCACCACCACCACCAGCGGAAAAATGTGTCATTCCACTCAATGATGTAAGGCTGGAAAGATTTGTATCGATTGCCGTAAATGCTTTTCCAGCACCACCATTTCCCGCTGTTCCGCCAGATGCGCTAGTGCCAGCACCGCCAGCACCACCGCCACCACCAGCAGGATAAAAAGCACTTGGTGAACCATTGCCTCCAATGTTTGTGTTGGAACCCGAAGCACCGCCACCAGAAGCAGTAACTCCATTCTGTCCACCACCTCCACCGCCACCAGAACCACCAGTAGAGCCAGTGCTTGCGGTGTTGCCACCGCCACCTCCGCCATTTGATGTCAAGAATGCGCCAAATGAGGATGTTCCGCCAGTTCCGCCCTGACCTCCGCCACCAGAACCATTTGCTCCAACCGTTACAGTAACATTACCGGAAGAAACAGTAACAGTTTCATAACCAGAGGCAGGTTCTATTGCTGCTCCACCTCCACCTCCACAACGACCAGTAGCGCCACCACCGCCTCCGCCGCCACCGCCACCGACTGCTAGAACCTCAACGCTTCCACCATTGCTAAAACTTAAAGTTCCAGAAGAAGTAAACACATGGTACTTGTAGGCACCAATTGTGGTTGTTTCATTTCCACCAGTAGCGGAAGGTGGAGTAAAACGGTTTTGAGTCCAATCAGCAGTGTACTGAGAAACCCTAGAGCGCTGGTCCCAACGCAACGTCATACGACGAACCTACGCTTCGATACGGTTCACATACCCATGAATCGTGATGACATCCGCTGTAGCAGCAAACGCCTTCACAATCAACTGGGTGGCATTTCCCTTGATAAGAAGACCGGGAGCAATTAACACCAAACCAGACTCAGCAGCCACCGTCACCTCAATCAAGTCATCAGGAGCGCTAACGCCGCCCCACTCCACCGTCAACTTACGGGCAGTCGTATCCGAGTTCATCGCATACAACCAAATTTCGTCATAGGTAGTAGCGGTAGCCGAACCAGTATGAAGAGTTGTACCTGGCGTAGCCGTCGCAGCAACCTTAATGGGGCGACCATCGGTTGAACCGCTCAAAGTAATTTTGCTAAAAGTTGCCATACTAAAGAACTCCTTCGTTACCTATTACGAGAAAACCGAAACTTCGATGAGATTCGCCACAGCGGCAGGACCCGTGGCACCAGTTGCGCCAGTGGCACCAGTTTCACCTTGAATCCCTTGGATGCCCTGCTCGCCCTGAGGACCAGTTGCGCCTGTTGCACCCGTTTCACCTTGAGGACCCTGAGGGCCAGTTTCGCCCTGAATGCCCTGAATACCTTGCTCACCCTGAGCACCTGTTTCTCCCTGAGGTCCTTGAGGACCAGTCGGACCAGTCGGTCCCGCAGGTCCCGTCTCACCCTGAGGGCCAGCAGGCCCAGTCTCACCCTGCGGCCCCTGCTCACCCTGAGGTCCCTGAGGTCCGTATGGAGCCCGAGCATCCACAGCCGCATTGAAAGCGTTAGTCGAAACCACATGACCGACAACATTCGCCGCACTGATTTTCTTGGTCGTCGGTGTACCAGCATTATCAACAATAACTATAACATCATCGTCACCAAGACTTGTCTTGGCCGTAAGTTGTGAAATTTTCTTATCAGACATTACCCGCCTCCAGCATCACGAGACTTCCATCTTCTAAGAGCAAATCGTTACCATCCTCCAACTCAAGGTTAAACACCCCGGTATCCGCATCACTCCAATACCAGTTCGCAAGGTCACCCCAAGTCTCACCCTGAACACCCACAAACGACTTGTAATAGTCGTACTGTGCGGCACCACGAACACCCACCACCGTCCAGTGATGTGCCAGCAAGTCGCCCAACGTAGGGGCGACACTCGGGTACAACTGTCGCAAAGTAATAAACATCGCATCGTTAGTCTGCATCGTAATCCCTCATCTTTCTCGGCTCACCTTCACAACACGAATCCTTAAACCCACACTCCGGGCACAGCCAACGGGTAGCCACAGGCGGGTACTCGCAACCACACTCAGGGCATTCAATGGTGTTCAAACCGCCCTCAACTGTGTGCGCTGAGACTTCTCACGCTCAGCCATAACCGCAATCAACTGGTCCAACTCCTCGTCAGACAACTCGGCGGCCTTCTTGTTCGACTGGACAGTAACCGTAGGCGGAGCCATACGGTTCGTAGCCTGCAAATACAACTGCGCAGACTTCGTATCCCCATCCAAAGCCTTGGCGTACAGCGTGTCCAACAGCCTTGCCGTACGCTCAGGCGACCCTTGGATTTCATCCACCGCCGCCTTCCACTGAGCAATGAAGGCATCCTTCTTCTCCCAGCGGCGCAGGGTCGTTTCGTTGACACCGAGGTGCACGGCCATCTTGTGCTTGCTAGGAGGTGTTCGCTCGCTCGGGGCAGTGCACAGCCAATCCAAGTATTGCTGCTGTTGCGGTGTCAGCGTCAGTTCTTCGTTCTTACTCATCACCCTTTAGGAAGGTTTGTTACTTTCACAATCGCACAATCACAATTGCACAATGTAACGGAAGGGGGGGACTATAGGGGGGGAAGGGAAAACCCTGACCCAGACCGCCCCAAGGGGGCGGCTGGGGCACAAGCACAAGGAGTACAAAGTGAAGGGCAAAGGCAAAGACCCACGACTTGTTCGTGCTGGAGTCGCAGGCTTCAACAAACCTAAGCGAACCCCTGACCACCCAACCAAATCACACATCGTCGTCGCCAGAGACGGCAACCGAGTTAGGACAATTCGTTTTGGTCAGCAAGGTGTACGAACCAATCAAACAGTAGGCCAACGAGAACAGTTCGAATCACGCCACGCCAAAAACATTGCCAAAGGCAAAATGAGCGCAGCCTACTGGGCAGCCAAAGTAAAATGGGCACCCAGCAAAACCGCATCCCCATCAAAGAAATGGGTCAAAGGCTCCTAATGGCATACACAAAACCAGCACTACGAGACCGCATCAAAAAACAGGTCATGGCTGGCTCCCAAGGCGGCAAACCCGGACAATGGTCAGCCCGCAAAGCACAACTACTAGCACAACGCTACGAGAAAGCAGGCGGCGGCTACACCGGCAGCAAGACACCAGCACAAGCCAAACTCAGCAAATGGACCAAAGAGAAATGGCGCACCAGCGACGGCAAGCCAGCCCAACGGGCAGGCGGCACCACACGCTATTTACCCGACGCAGCATGGAACAAACTTAGCGCTTCAGAAAAAGCCGCAACCAACCGCAAAAAGATAGGCGGCTCCAAGCAGGGCAAGCAATTCGTGTCCAACACACCAGCCGCAAAAACAGCAGGCCGCCAAGCCCGCAACAAAAAATAACCGCAAACCCTTACTCCACAAGGCTAGCATCCATAAAAAAACACCCCCACCCCTATCATTTAAAAATAACACGGACGGCCCTGCACGGGAACCATCCATGCGCGCATGACGTGGGGCCCCCACCGCACCCCCATGCCTGCTTTTGTGCACGAACACGACACGAAACCGCACCAATTCGCGCCCATGCGCGCCTGAACGAAAACTGACCCCCGCTGATAGTAGATACCAGTGCATCGCATCGGGCGGTGCTT